CGCGACCGACGGTGGCCCTCAACTCGCGCCTCGCTTTGCCCACCAGCCAACCCGGCGCGGTCGGCATCGCCGTCAACGACAATGGCCGCACGCGGGTGTTCTGGACCGACGATGTCGGGGCCCACTAGGATGGAAAGAATGTGGGATTGGGCTGGACTGAGTGGGACAAGCTGGGACAAACGGCGTGGTTGCGCGGTTGTCGTCCCGCACCTGGCCGGGCCTGTGCTCACGGGATGGTTTGAAAGATCGAGCAGCAAAGTGACGGTTCGGACAGATGATGTGAAATATGGGCGGCCGCGCAACGCGGCGTTCAAGGCGCTTCGAAACATCTTTAAGAGTGCCTCAATCCCAGGTCCGACCTGACCACCGGACGCGGCCGATGACGGCGGGCTCCTCGGCAAACGTCGTGGCCGGCCAGTGATCGCCGCCGGTGACTTCCAGGCAGCTGGCCGTGCGGCGGATTCGTTTGACTGCGATCTCGTCGCCGCCGTCAATCCGGAAGGCGAACGCGTGAGGCCTGTCGCTGATCCTGGTGTCGGACGTGTCGAGGAGCACCGTATCCCCGTCGCGAAGATCGGGCTCCATTGAGTCGCCCTTCACCCGGACCAGGCATGCTGCTTTTGATGGCACGCCAAGCGTCTGCAGGTAGCTTTTCCTGAACGCCATCCATGCCACTATCTGTTCCGATTCAACCACTTGGCCAGCTCCGGCCGCAACCCTTACGCTCATGTATGGGACGAAGCAGAAGTCCGAGGTCATGGCTTGGAAGGCTACGTCCTCCTTGCCTTCGTCATGGGCTGCCGCGGCCGCAGCTTCGTCCTTTCGGACCTGCCTAACGACGGCGGTCATGGTGGTGCTGAGCTTGGGATCGCCCTCCCCAGTGAGGATCCACGCAGGATTCCAACCCAACTCTGCAAGCCTTCTAAAGGCGTCGGCATCAGGCTTCCTCTCGCCGGATTCGTAGCGGCCCCAGGTGTTCAGGCTGACGCCGATGCTGTCGGCCATCTCGCGCTGAGACGCTGAGCCTCGGAGTTGGCGGATTCTTTCGTTCATGAATCACCCGTTTGGATTGGTTGCCAGAAAGCCGCGCACCTGAGCGGGCTTGTGTGTGCAAAACCTGTGCACCCAATTGGGCGATGCACAGCTATAGCTATCCTATTGATTTTCAAAAGAATGGCCGCCGCGAGGCCGCACGGGGCCATTCTGGCCGAAGGTGTGCACCTGTTCGGGTGTTGACATACACCCATATAGGTACTAATTTCGCCCCAGTCGGGTGGCAACTACTTGCCAAGCAGATGGAGCACGCAATGAAGTCACACAAACCGCTTTCTCCTGATCAGGTGAAGGCCCGATTTCGCGCCCGCGGTCAGAGCGTGGCCGACTGGGCAAGGCAACGCGGTTGGTCTGTGAACCAGGTCTACCGCGTACTGAACGGCCAGTACAAAGGGTACTGGGGGCGTTCCCACGAGATCGCAGTCGCTCTCGGCCTCAAAGTGGAGCCTAGCACCGCCTTGGTGGATGCCAATAGCCAAAACCGGCAGGCGGCGTAGACATGGCTCGGCATGACTCATCCACGCCGGATCTGTTCGCGTCCCCATTGGTGCCGCAGCCAGCGCGGGCCGTTCCAGGCGCGATGGACTTCCGGGCAGAGGTCGCGCACGCGCTGAGCGACATGCTTGGCGAATCGGCGATGGACCGCTACGACATCAGCGCCCGGGCGAGCCGGCTGGCGGGACGTCCGATCAGCAAGGGAATGCTCGACGGCTACACGGCCGAGAGCCGGGAAGAATTCAACGTTTGCCTGGCGCTGGTGCCTGTGCTGGAAGAGGTGTGCCGGAGCACCCGGCTGAGCGCCTGGCTGGCGCACAAGCGCGGCGGGCAGCTGCTGGTTGGTCGCGATGCGCTGGCGGCCGAGTTGGGCCGCATCGAGGAGCAGCGCTCGACCCTCAATGACCGCGCCGCAGTGCTACGCGATGTGTTGCGGAGGTCGCGATGAGCCTGATCCCGATCGAGCACGTAGACATCAATCGAATCGCGAGCGTACTGGGCGTCGACCGCACAAGTGCGCTGCGCCGCGCAGTCAAGGGCAAATGGCCCTACACCAAAGACGCCAAGGGCAGACACCTGTACACCTACAAGGATCTGCCGGGCGATCTGCAGGTGCACATCCAGCGCAGGACGGCACGGGAGTTGGGTCTGAAGCCAGACCTCGCGCCTGCCACCAACAACCGCATCGCCGCCATCCAGGCCCGGGCCGAGATCTACGACCGTCTGCCTGCAGGCAATCGGAAGGAGGCGGAGCGTCGGATGGGTATCCTGCGCGCCAGGCTTGCGCTGCTCCGGCAGGGCATGGGCATCACCGAGGCGGAGACGCAGCTGGTCGCGCAGGTGAAGGCCGAAGGCGGCGCTTGCTCCCTCGCGACGCTGCACCACTGGAAGAAGAAGGTGAAGGGCGTGCCCAGTCACCTATGGCTGGCCGCGCTGGCGCCGGACCACAAGGGTCGGACCAAGAAGGCAGAGTGCTCGCCTGAAGTGTGGGAGTGCTTCAAGGCCGACTTCCTGCGGCTGGAAAAACCTGCGGCTGCCGTGTGCTACGAGCGAATCGGGCGGCTGGCCAAGGTGCGCGGCTGGATCATCCCGAGTCTGAAGACGCTCAAGCGGCGGCTGGAAGAAGAAGTCCCACACCACGTGATTGCCTACGCCCGCGAGGGTGACGAAGCGCTCCGGCGGCTGGGGCCGTCTCAGGAGCGCGATCGCAGCCACCTGCTGCCGATGGATGCCGTCAATGCTGACGGCCACAAGTTCGACGTGTTCGTGAAGCTCTCGTCGGCGTTCGCGAATGTCGACGGCAAGATCGTGCGGCCCATCCTGGTGGCGTGGCAGGACCTGAGCAGCGGCAAGATCATCGGCTGGCGCATTGGCCAGACCGAAAGCTCGGATCTGGTGCGGTTGTCACTGGCCGATGCAGTGCGCGCGTACGGCATCCCCCGCGACGCGTACCTGGACAACGGCCGCGCCTTTGCCAGCAAGTTCCTGACCGGCGGTGCGCCGACGCGGTACCGCTTCAAGGTGCGTGCCGAGGACCCGTTGGGCGTGATCACCGGTCTGGGAATCGAGCCCCACTGGACCACGCCGTATCACGGCCAAGCCAAGCCGATCGAGCGCGCCTTCGGCGACCTGTGCGAGCACATCGCCAAGCACCCGCAACTGGCCGGCTGCTACACCGGCAACAACCCCAACGCCAAGCCGGAGAACTACGGCAGTCGCGCGGTGCCGTGGGATGAGTTCGTGGCCCTGGTGGACCGCGAGATTGCCGCCCACAACGCCCGCACCGGTCGCCGCGCGGCGGCGTGCATGGGCCGATCCTTCGACGCCACCTTCGCCGATGGCTACGCCCGCGCGAAAGTGCGCAAGGCCACCGAGGTGCAGCTGCGCACGCTGCTGCTGTGTAGCGAGGCAGTGACGGTGTCGAGCTACAACGGCCAGGTGGCCCTGGGCTGGAACCACTACTGGAGCGAGGCCACGGCGCAGCAGGCGGGCAAGAAGGTGCTGGTGCGCTTTGATCCTGATCGGCTGGGCAATCCGGTGCTGATCTACACGATGGACGGCGCCTACCTGGGCGAGGCGGCTTGCACCCGCCAGCGCTTCGACAGCACCGAGGCCGCTCGCGACCACAGCCGCGCCAAGAAGCAGTTCAAGCGTGCGGCGAAAGCCCAGCTGGAAGCCACCCGAGCGATGAACGCGGCGGAGCTGGCCGAGCAGTTGGCGGTGGTGGAAACACCGAAGACCGAGCTGCCGGAGGCGCGGGTCATCGAAGCGGTATTCCCGCAAAGGCCGGCCGAATACGTGTCGCCGCTGGCCGACGCGGACATGGAGCAAGTGGAGAAGGAAAGGCGCCTGGGTGCATTCCTGGGGCGGATCAGCAGCGGCAACTGAACACCCGGCCAGCGCGGCAACGCTGACCGGGCTTATCACAGCAACAACCACGGAGTAGCAACATGGATGGTATCAGCATCGAAGTGAACGAAGACCTGCGCAGCGGCGTGCGGCAGGCCCTGAGCGCCGCCGGTCTCACCCAGGCAGGGATCGCCAAGGAATCCGGGGTGTCGGCGACAACCTTGAGTCAGTGGCTGACGGATCAGTATCCGGGAGACAACGCCGCTGTGGCAGCCAAGCTCAGGCGCTGGCTGGACGCGCACCGCACCCGCGAAGTGGAGCGCCGACGCATGCCGGCAGTCCCCGACTACGTCCGCACGCCCACAGCCGACCGTGTCCTGGTGGCGCTGCAGTACGCGCAGACCGCTGGCGACATTGCGGTGGTGTACGGCGGCGCGGGCCTGGGCAAGACCACCGCGGTGCGTCACTACGCACAAGTCAGCCCGCAAGTGTGGGTGGCCACGATGACGCCAGCCAGCGCGAGCGTGGTGACCTGTCTGGAGGAGATCTGCGAGCAGATCGGCATCGCGTACTCGGGCGGCGCGGCGCGCTTGCACCGCGCCATCTGTCGGAAGATCAGTGGCACCGGTGGATTGCTGATCATCGATGAGGCGCAGCACCTGAGCGTGGCCGCGCTGGATCAGCTGCGCTCGATCTATGACGCCACCGGCATCGGCATCGCCCTGGTCGGCAACGAGGCGGTCTACACCCGCATGGCGGGAGGTCAGCGCGCCGCCTACCTGGACCGCCTGTTCTCGCGCATCGGCAAGCGCGTGCCGTTGACCGGCGCCAGCCGGCAGGACGTGCAAGCGCTGGCCACCGCCTGGGGCATGGGCGACGACTGCCGCAAGGCGCTGGAGGGCATCGCGGCTTTGCCAGGCGCGCTGCGCGGCGTGACGAAAGCCATTCGACTGGCCAGCGCCACCGCGTCGGCAGCTGGTCGCGAGATCTGCTGCGATGACGTCCGGGCAGCCTGGAAGGAACTCGGAGGTGCCGCATGAGCACGCCCACCATCCAGCACCAGGCGCCTGGCGTCATGCAGGTCACCGCGCAGGTTGTGGTCGCCGCCTCCATCGGCAGTGACGGCATCGAGGTTGTTTCAGTCCAAGGCCAGCTGCCGGCCACCGCCGAGGGCTACCGCATGCATCGGGCGATCACGCTGGTTGCCGCGATCTTGCGCGAGGCGCGCGACCCCGCCTTCCTCGACGCCATCGAGCAGCTGGTCAGTGAACTGCCGGCGATGTTTCGTGAGGTGCGCCAACGCCGCAGCAACACCTGCAACTGCGAGAAGTGCCGCCGTGCGCGCGGTGAGTCGCAGCAGCCCATTGCCTCCACCACGACTACCCACTAGGAGCACGGCATGAACCGTCGATCCCTTCTGGCCGCCGCTGCGGCCGCCACAGCCGGCGCTGTTGCCGGCCCCTCAACCGCCAAGCCCGGACCGGTCATCGGTCCCGCCTGCGAGTTCACCTGGCCTGACGTCGTGGCCAGCGCGGGCTGGCTGTACCGCATCGCCTTGGGTTTCTCCCAGTGCCAAGGGCTCGGCGACGAAGAGACCACGTGCCAGCTGATGCTGGCCGCCATCAACGAGATCACAGAAGGACGCTGCCCTGGCGACCTCAGCGCGCGCGATCTCGGCCTGATCACGGGAGGTCGCTGATGAACCGCATGAACGCGATTGTGGCGCTGGGGCTCACGGCCGCCAGCGCCTGCCTGGAGCGGCTCGAACGTTTGGGCTGCACGGTGCGCGACGTGCGCATCACCACGCGCAACCCGCGGATCGAGATCGACCCGCCACCGTCGGGCGTGCTGACCGGCGCAGTCATGCGCCGCGAGCGCATCAAACAGCGCCTGGCCGTCACCCACGCCACCAACCTGGACGGCTGTGAAGTGCGCTGGGGAGGTGCTGCGTGAGCGCCATGACCAAGACCGCAGGCGTGCTGACCGTTCTGGACGAGATTCAGCCGGCCGGTCAGCAGGACTTTTTCGACGCCTGCATCCGTGCACTGGAGTCGACCGAGCACAGCGTCGCCTGGATTATCAGGCAGCACGTGAGATCAGGCCGGATTGTGCGGAAGGGCCGCGGGAAAGCGTCCATCTACAGCCTCCCGAGAACCGAGCGCGTCGACACCGCGGCCGCAGCCGCCTCATCGCCCAAGCTCAGCTCCGACCAGCTGCTCGAACGCACTCGTCCGTCGGCCAGCGAGGCTGACGAGCTGCGCGCTGCGCTCGCCGAGGAGATCCTCAGCTTCATGGCCGAGGCCGAGACCGTGCCGAACGACGGCGCGGGCTGGTCGGCCGGCGCGATCGCGTCCGAACTGGCGCAGGAAACTCGACAAGTGGCGCTTGCGATCGCCGGGCTGGTGAAAGCCAGCAAGCTCAGTCGCAACACCGCACCGAACGGGTTTTACGGCTACTGCCTGCCAAGCCAACAGGGCTCGCCGGTCAAACCCGCACAAGCTGGACAAGCGGTGAGTGTCCAGGCCGATCAGTCGATCGGCGAAGAACCGCCGCAGCGCGGGCCGGACGTCAACACCTCCCGTCCGGTGACCGCGTACCCATTGGAAGACGGCTGGCCCCGGAAGTGTCGCGAGTGCGGCTGCACCACCCTCACCGCCTGCAATCCGCGGTGCTGGTGGGTGGCGCCGGACCTGTGCAGCAGCTGCGACGCAGCGGCAGGCCGCGACTCCATGAAGACGGCAACCGGCGATGCCCTCCGCAGCATCGGCGACTTTCTTCAGCAAGACATGGCACGCGTCGACAGCTTCGAGGCCAACGTCCGCGCCGGCATCGAAGGCTCCCTGCGCGACGTCGACGACTTGCTCTCCGAAGTGCTCGACGCCGAGGCGCCGCACAAGGTCGCGCGCTGCGTGCTTTCAGCGCAGATCAGCCTGCGGCATGCCTTGGCCGCGATGCCGCGGATGTCATGAACGGCCTGTGCGGACCCTGCCTGACGATCGCCACGCGCATCCAGCGCGAGCGGCCGCAAGCGCAGTGGGCCGCGGCCATCGCCGAGATTGAAGACCAGCACGTCCAAACCTGTGTCCAGGAATACCTCGCCGGCATGGTGCTGCGCGAGGCCACCATCCAACGATTGAGGAGCCGCCATGTCCAACGCTTCCGCCCGTAACACCCTGGCCGAGATCGAGGCCGCCACCCATCACTACGCCGGCGCGCGCGATGAGCTGCGCTCGATCGGCGCACTGATCCAAGCCGAGATTGCCGCCATTCGTGATCGCTACCGGCCACAGGTGCGCGCGGCCGCCTCCAGCGCGGCCGACGCCAAGACCGAGCTGGAAGCCCTTATCAACGCCAATCGAGGCGCCTTCGAATCGCCTCGGACGCGCGTCTTCAGTGGCATCAAGGTGGGCTTGCGCAAGATGCCCGGCACCATCGCTTGGGACGACGCCGACGCCGTTGTACAGGCGATCCGCAAGGAGCTGCCGGACAAGGCGCCCACACTGATTCGCGTCAAGGAAGAGCCGATCAAGCAAGGCCTGGCCACGCTCGATGTGCGCGAGCTGGCCTCCATCGGCTGCCGCCTGACCGATACCACCGACACCATCATCATCCACGCGCCGGAAGACCAGATCGACAAGCTGATCAACGCGCTGACGGAGGAAGAGGAGTCAAGGGCATGAGCGCGCTCCGACCCAATCCCTTCGAGACCGGCGACACCATCACCGTTGGCGGTCGGCCGATCCGAGCGCAGATCGTTTCCGCCGATGACCGCATCCGCGCCGTGGCCGGCTTCAACTCCGACCAGTGCACCGCCGCGCTCGCACTTCCGGACCTACAGAAGACGGTTCGGACCGCAGTTGAGCGCAGGCAGCGCGCGGTGGCAAGGAGCGCGTCATGAGCGCGCACCAGACCGAGAACCCGCGCTGCGCGCAGCCTTCGATCTACCCGGAACTCAACCCGGCCGAACTGGGCGAGTACTACACGCGCCACGTCGAGGCCATGTCTCGCGAAGCGCTGCACACCAGCTCGGACATCGCCGTGCAGTTGGCTGCGCGGGATCGAAAGATTGACCACCAGAAGCTGGAGATCGCCGACCTGAAGATCGAACTCGCGCAGATGCGACAGCTTTTGGCTCGGGACATCTGTATCGACTCCGCCGAAACCCACGCTGGCCGGCTGGAACGCATCGACGGATCGTTGGCTGTCGTTCGCATCCAGTCGTCAACGTGGCCGCTCGGCTTTATCGACACCGACCACGTCCTGCTGGTCCACCGGCCATGACCGCCGCCGACCCCACCCGACGCGCGGACCTGGCGATGATCCACATCGCCGTCAAGGCGATGGAAATTCCTGACCAGGACTACCGCGCACTACTGTCCGATCGCTGGGGCGTGCTCAGCTCGGCCGCACTGAACGAGGCCCAGCGGGCCGAGCTGCTGGCCGAGTTCGAGAGCCGCGGCTGGAAGCGGCCGCCCAGCGTGGTGCGCAAGCGAAAGAAGAAGTACCTGGCAGCCCGCGGGAAGGACAGCGCGCAGCTTCGCAAGATCCGCGCGCTGCTCGCCGGCGCCGATCGCGACCTTGCCTATGGCGACTCTTTGGCCCAGCGGCTCTGCAAGGTCGAGCGGCTCGAATGGTGCAACGCCGCGCAGCTGACCAAGGTCATCGCCGCGCTGGAATACGACAAGCAGCGGAGGGCGTCATGAGCACATTCGACCGGAAGAAGGCGCTCGACAAGATCCGCAAGCTGCTCCGGCTGTCTGCGTCCAGCAACGCCAACGAGGCGGCGATCGCTCTGCGCCAGGCGCAGAAGATGATGGAGCAATACGCGATTGATGCCGCCGATGTTGGAGACTGCGATGTCGAGCCGATTATCGAGCGGCACGCCAGCCGGCAGGGCAAGACGCCGCCAGTCTACGCGGTTCGTCTGCAGGCCCTGATCGCCCGCGCGTTCGGGCTCGGTAGCTACTGCTACGCG